CCAATACCTTTAACACCTTTATTAACGTAGTCATAGTAGTCAGCTAAAAACAAAGTAGCTGTCATTCTAAAACCAAACATTTTTACAGGCATTTTTATTGATTCTAATAAATTACCCTTATAAGTTAGTTTCTCTTTCTGGACCGATTGCTTTAAACAAAAGACCATATCAGCAGCTATATTATTAAACACCTCAGCTAGTGTAGTAGGGTTATCTATTTTAACCTCTTCTAGTTGGTTAACATCAAAGCCAAATATATCTAACTGGTCACTCATCTACGTTTCATTTTTTGCATTTGGTCTTTATGTATTTGCATCTCCATTTTTTGTTTATCACTATAATACGCTACTACATTTAAGGCTTTTATTACATTCCATTCTAAAACCTCATCCCACTTATCTATCCTACTATTAGTCAAATTATCTAAGGTTGACCACCACCCCCACTTTTTACTGAAGCTATCTCTTTCGCCGCTTCCCTCTTCAGTCTCAGAGCTTCCTCTATCAAAGAGGTTTTTATAGTTTCCGTTAAGGTGTCCAAGTGATTGTAAAAAAAAACCCCTATTGGATAAGCTATAGTTATAGGCATATTAGTCAAAAAGTTATCTGACGTTTTTCTTAATAGTTCACCGTCTACCTTAATATCTCTCCACCTAAAAAACTTCTTTTCTACTGGTCTACAAATAGTAGTTAATATATGGTGTAAATTATTAAATATGACATCTTCATTGTCTTTAGCGTTTTGTAATATTTCCATATTATTTATGTACTCTCCAAACAATAAGCTTTTAGCATCTAATTTAAACTCATAGTATTTACCACCTATTTTAAATCTTTTGTCTTTTAGTTTTTTAGGTATTTCAGTTTCTAGAAAATACATTTTTTCTTTAATTGTTTTGTATTGATCTAGACTAATGTTTTTTATAACCTCTTTCTTTTCACCAGTTAAGACAGCTAGTATATTAACTACCCTTTGTATTGGTGTTAGTTCTGAATTTAGTATTGGTCTTAAATTAATATAGTTTCCTATAGTAACGTCTTCCCACTTTGTTGGTATTGTGATATTCATATTTCTATATATAACAAATTATTTAATTATAACAAAAGTACCTAAAAATAAATTTTAATTAAAACCTCATCAACTAAACACCAACCAAATAAAACAACTCAATATCCATTTAAACACTATCTAGATGAGTTCTAAGACACTTTAATAGTTTTCTAGTGTATTTATATAGGTTAATGTTTTTAAGTAGCTTAGAAGCTCTTATATTAATTATGCTAGTTTTTGAGTTTAAATAATAACGAAAAGATATTATCTTATCTTTTCTTATCTTATATAACCCCATTTGCTCAGCATTTGCTGACCATTTGCTTAGCATTTGGTCCTTTTACCTCTGTTAAAAAAAAGAGGAAGCAACGCTCTTTTGCCGACTACTTCCTCAAACTTAAATACAATATGTTTAAAGATACTAATTTTATCGTATTGAATACCAACCTTTATTATTTTGTTTTAAATGTATTAAAGCAACGTATCTCAAAGCGTCTAATAAATGGTCTGATCCTATAGGCTTTTGTAAGCTATTTCCGTTTTTGTCAGTAGCCCATTTGTAAGTCCTAAACTCTCGTCTAAGGTTACTACTATTTACTACATTTATTTTAAAGCGTTTTAAGATGTCTATTCCGTTTAATATACTATCTCTACCCTTAGTAGCTGGTTTTGCGTTTAACCCTAGTCTATATATCTCTTCTATTGACTTAGGCTCAGCACTATCACAAATAACCTCATCTCTACCTATTATAGGTCTTAGTCTTTCTGCTAGGTCCTGGTTAGTTAATTCTCTTTCGTATATGATTTCTTTTAAATATAGCTGGTCATCTTTACGATATACAGCAACACAAGCTGAGGGGTCTATACTATAGCCAAAGTCTAAGCCATAAGCCACTAGCCTACAATCTGGCATACTATCTACATACTTTACATTCTCATAGACTAGACCGCTAATATTTCCATACTCACCTAGTCCGTATATTTTCCAGAACTCTTTGTCAGTTTGCTGTAAGTATTCTATTTCTTTAATTAGTGACTTAGGTAGAAACGAATTATTTTTATAGTTAGATACTATTACCTCAACATCATTAACCTCGTTAGAACGCTTTATTTCTAGTTCCTGGTTAATCCATATTTGCTCATCATCTGGATTAAAGTCTAAGAATATCTTATTTTCGGTTCTCATTAACAACTGAAAAAACTCTTGTTTGTATTCTAATTCATTAGCCTCATTACAATATAGTATATTTCTTTTAGCACCTCTCAGCTTTTGCTCGTCATCAGCACCAATAAACTCTACTAGTCTTTTGCCGTATCTATACTGCTTTTTAGTTTTGTTGTGATCTACCTTAATATACCACCCTTCGGCTTTTAGTATGTCCTCAAAGTCTCTAATAACAGTTCCGTCTAGATTAGTTCTATACTTTCTAACTGTAGTCCATACCCCCTCACTTATATAGTTGCCGTCACCATAATTACCACTAATTAACCACAAAGCACACAATTGATTTAAAGACCAAGTCTTACTGCTTCTAGTACCACCTCTATTGATTACTATCTTAGCTTTGGAATCGTAATTGCGTTCAAAGATTTCAGTCGCTTCCACGCTTTATATTGATATTGATATTATGAACTGTCTGTTCTATTTCCTGTTTGTCTGGAGCGTTTAAACCAAACATCTTAGCTATTGAATCATAGGCCCCTCTATAGTCCGATCCTTTAACCATTTCCTTAAGTAAATAAAACTTAGCTTTCTGTTCCTTAGATAGATTTTCTTTAGCTGCTAAGTCCATTAAATACTCCCAACTTTTAATCATCTTAAAATAACCCTCAGCTACTTCTTTACGCGTTATTTGAAAAGACTCAGCCTCTTTTTTTTGTAACTCGTTCACCCTTGTACTTATATTGTACTCCGCTAAGAGGTGACTAGCCTTACTAGCTATAGTCTCTAATTTAGTATCTGGTCCAACATCATAAGCTCGTCTATAAGCCTCTGAAGCGTTACCAGTATTGACATACTCTTCAGCAAATTTACGTTGTTTAGGTGTTAGCTTTTTAGTCATATTTTTTCACTATTCTCAATAACCTGTTTTATAAAATAATCTGGTAGTCTTCGCCATCTTTTTTTAGCCTCCATAAACCTAATAAAATAGTTTACAGCCTTACTACCAAATAAAGCCTTTTGTTCTTTAATTTCTTTAGGTGTCAGTTTCATATATGTAAGCTAGTTCTAAAAATTCAAAATCAATACCAAAGTCAAAAGTAGTAGAGGCCACTCCGTTTATGTCAAAGCACTGAAAAGTCTCTCCGTCAATTTCACTATAATAGTATAATCCGTCCTCATCAATAAAGTAGCCATAACTAACTCTTTTTTTTAGGTGTTCTTTTTTTTCTGACATTCCTTTTCTTTTTAGTCTGTTCAGCCTCTTTAGTGTTTAGCCAGTTTAGTAGTAAGCTCATTTGGTTTTTTACACAACTATTGCAAGCCCAACTAATTCTAACCTCTGGATAGTTTTCTTTTATTATAGGGTCAAAATTATTTCTTAAGTAAGATATATCTACCTTACTAGGAAAGGCATTTGCTTTGTCATATAATCTAATTACCTCGTCTATTTTCATAATAAGCGTCTTTCTATTATACGTAAAAATAATGGACTAGCCAGTATTAAAGGGTCTAAAGTTATAAAAAAAGTAATTAAACTTAACCAAAAGGTTATGCAAAAGCTACAGTTAAAAGGTTTATAGTCTAGTTTATTTATTAAGGGTCTAGCATAATCCACCCAGGTAGTTGCTAGAGATATTATTATTAAGGTGTTAAGTATAGAATTCATTTAGGGTCCATTTTTGTTTTATTTTATTTGCTAATTCTTTAAATTTATATTGTATTGTATTTTGATGAATATTACTTTTTTTAGCTAAGCAGTTTTTGTTACCACTGCAAAGTAGTAGTTGTTCCATCATAATCTTATCTAAGCCGTCTAAAGAGTTTATAAGATCGTTTAAGACCTCATCCTTAAAGCAACTATTGTTATAGGTTTCTATTTCGTCTATACTGCTAAAGTGACTAGGTATATAGTATTTAGTTCTATAGTGTCCTCTTTCACTAATTATTTGATATATGCAAAGTTTATAGACATATTTTTTTATAGAGTTTTCCTCATCTAATTGTAAAATAAAATCCTCTCCTTTTTGTAATAGTAGTATAAAAATATCCTGTTTAAAGTCTTCTAATTCGACTACCTTATATTCTCTACCTATATATAAAATAAAGTTCTCTATTTTCTTAATTAGCTTATTATTCAAAACATTCGTATTTGTCGTTTATGTTCGTTTATTCTTTTCATTGCACTACCATAATATTCTTTGTCTAATTCACAAGCGGTTAAATCGTATCCTAAATTATGACAAGCAATCGCAATACTTCCAGAACCTAAATGAGTGTCTAATATCTTATCTCCTTCTTTTGCGTAATTTATTAACAGCCACTCATAAAGCTGTATAGGTTTCTCGGTTGGGTGTATTCGTTTCTGCTTGTTTTTCATATTTTGTTGCAACATTCCATTCCATCTCCATTTAAAATTCCTAACAGCTGTATTAAAACTTGTGTAAGCCAATTCACTATCTGCAAAGTTCCCAGTATTATCTTTATCCCAAACAACCCAACAACTACTATTGGCATTTGGTATGTTTTCAATAAAATGATTAGCACCCCAAATAATTTGATTTTTACTAACTCTTATAAGTTCCTCAAAGTATAGAGTGTTTGGTGCTTTATTATCCCAATCCTTTTTTATGTATTCTGTCGCTTTTCCACAATTATCTCCTCCAATTTTGCCACCATCCATATTTATACCATAAGGAGGATCAACAATAGCCAAATCAAAATAATTGTCTGGGTAACGTTTCATAAGTTCCATATTGTCCTCGTTAGTAATAGTCATTAATACTCTTTTGTTACATTATACATTTCTGACTTTAAGAAACTTATATTTGTTCTCATAGCGTCTACCACTCTATATCCAGACTCTAGTAGTCTTCTTAATTGGTACATTTCGGGGACTTCTACCTTAGCCTCGTTAGTGGCTCTAGCTACTGAAAACCCTTCAGCTACTTTATTATGTATTACTTTTTCATAGCTTTCGTGGGCTTTAGTTCTCATAGTTTCTATATGATATAGTCTACTAGTTAGTTCTTTTAGTTGTTGGTTTAGTTTATTGCCGTCAAATATATCTGTAGAGTTATACTCTTCTATTAGTTCAGCTATTCTCTCTAGTGTTGTTTTCATCTTGTAGTTGTTGTATAGTTAATAATAAATTCATAAAGTCCTCAAACTCTAAACAGGCATAGTCTTTCTCAAAGTTCTTAGTAAATACTACTACTGGAGTCTTTCCCATTGGCTTATCGGATCTAGCTTGTGCTAATGCTTTCCAAATATTTAGTTTCTCCTGGTTCTTACATTCCCAGTGATAGTCAAATAGTACAGAGTCTGGATTAATGTCTATAATGTCTCCTTTTATGGACATTCCGCCACTCATAGGAGTCCGTCTAACGTTAGTGTTAAACTTCTTATTTAATTGCTTTGCTACGTCTCTCTCAAAGCGTTTACCTTTTTGATTAGAATTCATCGAATATACTTTTTTGGTTTACATTTTGTTTTTTAATAATTCCTAAAGCTACTTCTAAAATAGTTTTACCAGCTTTATAATCTACTAAATTATTTGCTATTTTTTTTCTCCTTTGCTCTCCTTTGTATTTAGTAAAATCATAGTCGTGGAATTTACTCATAACTTCAATATGATTTTTTACTCTAGTAAAATCTGGGTTGTGTCTTTCGTTAATGTTATTAGGTAAATTAAAATTAGTCCAATATAAGTGTCTACCTCTTTTTTTAGCTGGTATTAAAGGAGGATAAAACGGGACAACATTTTCAACTACATATTTACCTTTAAAAAAATTATCTAGAAATATAATTTCTTGATATAATTTCATATCTGGATATTTCATTTTAGTTCTAGTTTTTAATGAAGTCACTAACCTACTATGAGTAGGACAAGGTGGTGAAGCCCATATAAAATCAAACTCTTTGTAATGGTCTAATAAATACTGGTGTGCATCTGCTACTATTACAGTATCATTTGGGAATCGTTCTTTATATAGTCTAGCACACTCTGGGTCTAATTCTACAGCTGTCACTTCAATGTCGTTTTTAACTTCATTCCATTTGTAGCGGTTACCACCTAGGCAAGCATATAAGTTTAGTATTTTCATAATTTTTGAAAGTGTTTTCTTATGACCGCCCCTAGGTCAGCATTATTAGGATATATAGAACAAAGGTAAGAAATACTATTAACAGTCTCATTAATAGGATTTTCATATACTGAGTCTTTCACCTGTCTATACTCGTTTAAAGTTCTTTTTTTCATCTTTATTTATCAATTATTTTCTTTAGTAACAATACAAAAAAACATCCAGCTGAAAAACATAAGATATGAGATAGTAACATTAAGTAAAATATTTCATTCATTTTTTTAAGTTTGGTGAATCTAATTCTGCTTTTATTAAGTTGTGTTTGTACTTATCAAAGTCAGTTTTTAATATAGCATTTTCTTTATAGGCTACAGCGTTTTCATATTTTAATTTAGCTATTTGTTTTCTTTGGTGTCTAATTTCGTCTTGTAGTTCGTGTATTAGTTCTAATATGTTCATCAAAGTTTCTAGGCCCTCCTGTTTGACCTTATCTTTTTTCTTTTCTAGTTGATGACTAGCTTTAATAATCATTATATCTAGCTTATTTTTTCTAAGTATTACGTCTAGTTCGTTCATTGTTTTGTTTTAAAATATTATAATCATTGAGTCGTGCATCCCAGCCTTACTAGTAACAAATTCACCTTTAGTATTAACACCGCAAAACTTTATTCTTTTTTTAATAAATCTTATTTCTTTTTTATTAGGCAAAATAAAATCGTGAAATAAAACTGTGCTTGTACTAACGGGTAATAGCATTACACATAATTTGCCTTTTTTACTTTCTTCAATTGCTTTTTTTACAAAAGCATCTTTTAATTTTCTACTGTATGGAGGGTTAATAAAGTTTCTTTCTTTCCACTCTATTTCTAAACCATTCCACTTTTCAAGATTATGTTTATAAGGACAAGGATCAAAATTAAAATTAAACTCTTTATTTAATTTATCATAAAAATATTTTGGAGTAGACCAATCGTCTTTATGTTGTATGTTTCTATTTTTCATAGTTGTATGTCTTTAAGTGGATTAGTACCTCCAATTGTGTAAGTACCGTATTGAAAATCAAATCTAAGTGGGCTATCTAATTGACTTATCTTTCCTCCAGTCATTAAATTTTTAACTTTCTGTATATGTATTTCAGTCATAGACCACATAGTAGGGTGATTTGTCATTCTGTGAATTGTCATAAAGTCATCTGTTCTATTTACCCAGCTCATACCTCCCTCAACATCTGAGCTTTTGGGGGGCATTATATAACCCTCTAAAGCGTGTCCTGGCTTATAAACTCGTCTAGCCGCCTCACTAATTGGGTGAGTATTTATGTAAACAGTCTTTTTAGTCTTATTACAAAACTCTCTAATGTCATTACAGAATTGGTAATTACGATCAAACTGCGACATTTTACCAGCTCTGTCTAAATTTAAGCCAGTGTAAGGGTCTATTAAACATCCATCAACCTCTAATTTACTAAAAATATTTAAAAGCTCATTTGCGGTATATAATTTAGAATTATCTACAAACTTAAAATAGTAGTCTATTTTGTCTATTAAATTCTTTATGTTTTTATTTGTCAAATCGTCTAAGCTATTTCTAGTTATCATTTGAATTATACTAATCTTTAATTGTTCAGCTGTATTTTCTCCAGACCAAATAACCCAACGTTTATTGTTAATTAATGAGTGGCAAAGTAAATACCAAATTAAAAAGTAAGTTTTACCAACGTTAGGAAAACCGCTACATAAAACCATTTGACCCTCTTTGAATCTTAAATAATCGTCTAAAACACAATTAACACCTAGACCCTTTTTAATTTTACCGTCTTTATAGTCTATTACATAGTCTAATCCGTAGCCGTCTTTAAGTATTCCCATCTAGTTTTTTTAATAATGTTCTTATTTCTTTGTCGTTTTTGTGTGTTGGATCAGTAAAACCAGATTTCTTTTTTGAATTTTTAGCAGCTTTAACTCTTTTTATATACTGTTCTTTTCTTTCTTTATATTGTTTATCTAAAAACTTTATGTTAATTTGGTTCTCTTTTTTTTGTATTAGCTCTTCCTCAATAAGTAAATCTAAAGACTTTTTGCCTATACGTCTAGATAGTTTTGTGTAAGTAAGAGAGCAGTCTTTATTCCAATAGTGACAGACAGCATCTATAAAAGCACCTTTGTCTTCTTTAGATAAGTAGTTAATCTCTCCTCCTATCCACTGACTGGGAAAAAATTTAAAGTAGGGTAGTTCCTCGCTCATTAAGTTGTGTTTGTTGTGATGGTTTTAAAATATAAAAGTATTTATTTATTTTGTTTTTTTTGTTAAATTCTGTTTGATAACTTACTTTTTTAGTTATAACATTAGAATTTAAAAGCTCAGTCTTTTGTTGTTCTAGGTTATAAAAGTGATAGCCTTTTTCGTCTTTAACACAATAGTATGGTATTTTATTATAGTATTCAGCTGCCATTAACAAACGTAAAAATTTATCTATTTGAATATATTTATCTATATAAAATTTATTTCTAAACTTAAATTCTATAATATAATTTATATTTTCAGCGTCCCAGTATTCGAATTTATTTAGACTCTTAGTCAAATTTAGATCATACTTTTTATTAAAATACTCTATAGATAATATTACCTTTTGCTCTTCAGTCATTATTATAATCTAATAATTCAGATATAGAAAAGTCATCAATATTATAATTTAATTTTAATTTGCCGTATAACATTTCATTATCATAATAAGCACAATTTTTATGTCCTAGTTTTATTGGTTTTGTTTTTAATATGTCAGGCCAAATATTATTTCTTATATAAGCTGGAGATATATTAAATTCTTTGTATATATATTCAAAAGACTTTCCGTTCCTTAAAAAAATGGAGATAAGGCTTCTTTCCTTATCCCCAAGCATATAATGATATATATAGTTAGAAGTCATTTACTTAACTTAAAACCATATTTGTTAAACTGCTCAATAACATAATCAACGTTAAAAGGGTAAATCGTCAGACTGTTCAACTGTCTCAACAGCTTTCTGTTCCTTTTCTGGTTGATAAGTATTAACGCTGAGGCTTACGTCTTTACCATACTGGTCAGCCTGATCCTTAACATTGACATTCAACTTAAGATACTTATTACCTTTATAGTCAAATATATGTTCTTTAGCTTTGTCTATGTGTACTGTGACTGTAAGCCAATTGTCGTTTCTTTTATTACCACCACCGCAGTATATTGTTTTTGGTTTTTCCATTTTTATTTGTTTTTATTTATTACCCTATAATTGTTTTTTTCTAAGAGTTTTATAGCTTCCTCTATTTTCTTTTGTTCTATTCGATAAGTATCGAAAATTTGATTATATATACTCATTGTTTTAAATTTAAATTTAACTTATTAATGTAAACTCTAGCATCTTTTACTCTTTCATATATTTTATTAATGTCCTCATTGTCTCTATATATATCAAAGACTTTAATTCTATACTTAGAATCTATACTAGAATACTTATACTGTTTAGCAAAACTCTCATACTCTAAGTCACTATTGTAGTATTCCCTTTCTATAAGCTCGTCTGGTGTGTCCATAAGGGTATAGATTAACTTATAAGAATCTAAACCAGTTAAGGCCATATATCCTTGAGCTTGCCAGTAATAAGATTTGTTTGGAACACTATCAAAAAATAAGGGAAAAGTAAAACAATCCCAACTATTTTTAACATCTATAATATGATCGTCTAAGATTGCGTCTGGTGTTCCAGTTAAAAAATCATTTTCAAAAAACTTTTCATTCTTTACTAAACTACCATAACCTAACTCACTAGCTATAAAGTCTAAAGAGCTTTGTTCTACTATATTACCTTTCTCAGTGTATTTACTACTAAACTCTTTTTTACGTTTGTAGATTTGTTCCTTTTGCCAATCCTCTAAATAACTAATAGTAGTCTTAGAAAGAGTAGCGGTTTTGCTTCTAGCATTAGTCATAATCTGACCTATAGCTGAACATCTAATCTTAAATTGTGTCATCTTTTTTATT